CTTCAAGGTCACTAGTAGTAACCTTCAAGTTATCTTCAAGGTCACTAGTAGTAACCTTAAAGTTATCTTCAAGGTCACTAGTAGTAACCTTTCGTTTTCTCGTTGGTTGCCTTGCCGCCCTCTTGCTCCCCCCGGCGGAACACCGTGCCAGAAACTCCTGCCTTGCCTCAAGTTGCTCATCTAGGAACTTGACACGTAGCACCCCGCCTTCATCAATCATAATCCCCAGTTCTTTGAAGTCGGAGATTGCGGCCTCCAGTTGCTCCTCATTGCATCCAATAAGCCTATGGAGAAAGCGGTCTCGCTTTATCTCACCGCCAGCCCTCCAGATTCGTGCAACAAGGTTTATATATATTCCAACCTGCTCTATGCGAAGGGCTTGTATTTTTCCTGTAAGCCACGATTCCGCATCGAACTTGAAAAATGGTAGATTTTGCACATTAACCTCCTTATGGTTAACTCCTTAAGAAAAAAGCGGCAGGGCGTCAAGGTCACGCCTTTTCACGTTCGACTCGCTAGCCGCCTATAATTCTCCTAATATAGCGCAGGAGTCCAAAAATGCAAGCGGATGCACGAAAAAAGCGGGGATAACCCCGCTTCTATACTGTGCACACTGCCCCGCAACTTGCCGCCAGTTCCCTCGCTCTTGTGTTTATATCTGTCTTATTTATAATGGCTTTTATATCTGGTATAGGTCTGCCCTCATCGGCATTATCCTGCGCCATTCCCGCCTCTTCCTGCGCCCTTGGGGGCAAATGGTCTTCCCCTTTCTGGTCTTCCCTTCTGCCCTTCCCTGTCGTGGAATACCATGTTGTCCGGTCATACCTATGACGGTTGTAACTCCCCGTAATCAGGTATCCGGATTCCTCCAGTTTACCCAGTGCCGTCCGCACCTGCTTTGTAGTAAGATAACCGAATTGCTCCGCAAGTTCTCTTTGCGTTATGTATGTCCAGTGTCTTCCATCCCGCAGATTTCTTCCCGCCTTCCTGTTATGCTCAACCCAGTAAGAAATATTCTCATATATGACAGCGGCATTTATGCCGACTTCACTTGCAATTTCAACATCAAAACAATGCTTCACGCTTTCCACCCTCTTCCGTCTTGTTTTCCATTCAATTTCCCGGCATAATGATTATATGCCTTCCCTGTTTTCCACTCTTTGCCGCCCGTAATAGGGCGGCTTTTTCATTGTCTTTGAATGGAATTAGGAATAATTGTAGTTAATTGTAATCATTTTTCTTATTGCGGTTTTCGGTGGTTTCCTGTATAGTTTTCAGTAGATTCATCTGAATACGTCAGGAAAAAGAAATTCCGCAGATATTCCAAGTTCTCTTTCATATTGCCGTATGATTGAGAAATGCCCAGGAGTTATAATTCCATTTTCATGTTTGCTAACTGTCTGCTGGGATACTCCGATTTTAATTGCCAATTGCTTCTGCGTAAGCCCTGCGAATTGCCGTTCGCTTTTAAGCCTTTCACGCTTCATGATTACATACCGCCCGTGGTCTGTATCATATTTGTCTGTAGCCATTGGTCTAAATCGCTTTTCCTGTATCGTATTATTGCTTTGGTTGGGCTGTCTCCTACTCTTATATAAGGACAGCCACGGCCATTGTGCCTCAATTTTGCCAATTGCGACCTGGAAATACCCGTATATTCCGCCGCTTCTCCTACTGTTAAATATTGTTTCAATTTCAAGTTATTCACTCCCTTTGCAATTATCAGGCAATTATTCCGCCTTTTCATGCACAATTATAGAATATTGTAGGTGAATCGTCATCCTGAAATTGTTACCATTGACTGGCATAATTCCCCATGCTATACGGGTTATCAACAGCATGTTAATAACCTGTAAATAACTATTCCCATAACCCTTTTACCGCATCCTTAACCAAATGCGGAGCAACCTTGGCATATACGTTAGCCGTTGTCATCACATTCGCATGGTCAAGCGTCTTGCTTATAACCTCTATCGGCACGCCCTTTGAAAGCATCTGGCTTCCAACGGAATGCCTCAAACTATGCACGACAGCCCGTTCCTCCTTCGGCGTGTTTTCATCGTTAAAAAGGTCATTCAATACATCCTGCAATCGGTATTGGATTGACTGCATCGCAGGGACTTTGTTTTCCTTCCCTTTCAAGGCCAAAACATAACCTCGTTTCCCTCTCAATAGTTCCATTGTCTCATCATCGAAATATCCCACATACCAACGTCCAACCTTGTGATTGTAAAGCCTAACCGTTCCATCCGGGGAAATGTCATCCGCTCGCACGGTTAAAAGCGTCCCAATCCTCGCCCCTGTGCAAAGCGACATTTTTACAAAGAGATATAACCTTGGTTTGTCCTTTACTGCATCAAGTATCATTTCCGTTTCCTCCTGCGTGAAATACCGCTTGCGTGGCCCTGTCCCCTTCGGAAGGTCTATCCCAATAGTGGGGTCTGAATACCTGTATTTCTCCCGCTGGATTGCATAGCGCATAACCGCTCTAATCTGCCTATATCGTAGAGTAACGGTTGCCGGGCGGAACTTCTCCGCAAGGTCATCCAAATACGTCTGCACGTCTTCCCGGGTTATCTTCCGTGAATCGTAGAAAGGAACTTTGCGGAGAATCTGCAAGTGTCTTTCTGTGCTTTTCTTAATCTCCCTCCGCTCCAAATACCACTCGAACAAATCACCAAAAGTAGGCTCGTCCCGTTTCACCTTCATAAGGTCTTTGGCAACATCTTCCCCGTGCCGTGCCTTGTTGAGTATCTCTATTTTCTTCTGGTTGCAAAACGCCTCTGTTATGCCTTCGGATTTCCTCCCAATTGGAATCCTCTGTAACTTCCCATCAAGCCTAATCCGGATGAAATAACTTCTGTCCCCCTTCTCCAATTCTCTGTAGTATACTCCACTATACTTCTTGCTTTTGACTTCCTTTGCCATCTCTTTTTTCCCCCTCCAAAAGCGGAACAAAAAGCGGAACAATGTGCCGACTTTTTATGTATTTTTAGGCATAATTGTGACTTCATCAAGCAAATAAAAAAGCCCCTCAAATAGCCTTATAATGCTATTATAAAGGGACTTATAAACAAATTGCAATAACAAAATGGATAATATAGATAAAAATATCCATTGATACGACAAAAACCGCGCCATATAAACGTTTCGCAATCCTAACTTTTTATCAAGCGGAACAAAAGCGGAACAATGCGAAATTTTAATATGTTTTCAAGTTCGCAGAAATCGCACTTGCAATTGCCTTTGCAATCTTATCTTGATACTTCTCATTAAACAATTTTTTCCGCTCCTCATCATTGCTTATGAACCCGCATTCAATCAGAACGGCATGTGCTTTTGTGTGCTTCAATACGTATAGAACGGAGGAATCCTTAACGCCTCTGTCCTTCCATCCTGTCGCCTGGATTAGTTCCGTCTGAACATCCTTGGCAATCTGCACTGTAAGTTTACCCGTCTTTGAATACTTCCAGCACTCTATTCCGCTTGCGTTTTTGTTTGAAGAGGAATTAAGGTGGATTGAAAGAAAAACATCAGCGTCATATCTATTGCTTTTATCACACCTTTCTGCAAGTGTCAAATATCGGTCATCATTCCTTGTCATGCTTACGGAATACCCGGAATTTGTAAGCGTTTTGTAAAGCCTTTTTGAAATAGCAAGTGCCGCCGTTTTCTCATAGTATTTCCCGCTTACTGCGCCAGGGTCTTTTCCCCCATGCCCTGCGTCTATCATAATCTTGCATCCCATAAAAAAGCCCTCCAATACGGTTTTACTCAAATCGTATTAAAGGGCTTCTGAATCGTCAATGGAATACACGCCTTGCGTTATTCCGGGTCTTTCCAGTCAATTTCAGGAAACATCCGCAAGAGTTCACTAATCGTTGGCTTCTCCATCTGCCCCGCCTTAACCTGCGCAATCACGTAATGGCATTCCCTCCAAACGGAATCCCTCCACTCATTGAATGCATTAGCCTCCCTTCGCCACGTTTCGTCAGTGCTTTGAAGATAAGACAGACATGTATATGTGTTATCATATCCCCTGCTCTGCGCCGTTTTATCCAGTAAATCCTGCACTGCGATTTCGTAAATCTGCATTACATCATCGTCTGTCTTTTCAGGATTTGCAACGATTTTGTATCCTCCTGTAATCTCTTCAATATGTGCATCGTTTTCGTTGCACCAAATTGCGGCTTCAGGAGGGTAAACATCATAGAATTTCTGTCCAATTTTGAAGTCCATTATCATCTCTCCTATTGAGAAACTTCTGCACCAGTATTCAAATCAATCTTCATGGAAGACGATGAACTACTGCTCACCCCTCGCCCGCAAGCATACCAATAAACCCGGTCACGAATTGCGGTGTATGAAAATCCCGTGGAACTCTTTGCACTAATAGTGCAATTACGTTCGGAGACATCCGTAAATCCATCTTTGTAGTCAGTTAGCATAAGGGTATATCCCCCTGCGGAATTTGGTGTCCCTCCATCAGCACGTGCAAAAGGAATCGGGAATGTAACACTACCCTTGTTGCTACTAGGAATGGAATAGCCTCCCTGCTCCAGATAACCGGATTTCCATTTGCGGTAAAAACTCCTTCTGCCAGAACTATGCCATTCCTCAACCACGTAATCAATCCCGGAAAAAGCATTCTTAACAAATTCCGTGCTTGCCGCATTGGAGGAACTATCCCCGGATGCCGCTGTTGGAATTTTAGGGAGTTTCTCAAATCCCCATGTTCCTTTCGTGTCCCACTTGCATTTCTGCAAGAGTTCCCCGGCAGTTCCTCCATTCAAAAGCGAATCTCTAACTTGAGAATAGGAAGAATCAACATCAAAGGCTTGAACACTCCCGCATTTAGGGACGGCGTTGAATGTCTTCTCCCCGGTGATAGTCTCATCCCCGGCCTTATGCACCACGCCGGAATCCTTCGCAAGGTCTGCAATGCTTGCTTGGATAAAAGCCGTATTTGCCGTTTTCTGCGTGCTGTCGCCAGTTTCAGGGGTGGGAACTATGGGAGACATGGAAAACGTCTTCTGCCCCGTTACAGTCTCGTTTCCGGCCTTATGCACAACGCCGGAATCATCAGCCTTCCCGGAAAGGTCAATTTCTGCGGAAATCGTCCCATCGGATGCGGCCTTGACAGTAACGCCATCCGGCTTCACGTGCCCCAATTGGGTTTCCGTGGCCACTACCATATCATGAAGTAGGCAAGTGCATGAATTGCACTCCTGCGCCACAGCAACGGGCTTCCCGGTGGAATCTGCGATTATCTTCTTTCCTCCCGCCTGCGCCTCCATCAAAGCGGAGTAATCTTCATCGGAAACGGAAATTACATCGGCGGGCATTTCCGAAATTGGAATAATACCATCATCGAAAAATGCGCATTTTTCAGGAGAAAAATATTTCATTTGAAAACCTCCTTTAGTATCCAATTGCAACCCAGTATGTATTCACACCGCCATTCCCGTTATGCTTCAAAACCGCTCCTCCAGTTGTCGGAGTAACTCCGTAGTAACTAACCGCAACGGAATCCGCAGAAACGGCAGAAACGCCGCAACAAGCCTTCGGAAATGCTATTGGGAAAACAACATTTGTCCCGGCGGCTCCATTGGCGATTAGTGCCTTTCCCCATTGGATAATCATCCCGCTCGGGAGTTTCTGGTATCCGGTGGCCAAATGCTGTTTCAGGAAACAGGCTTGCAACGCCGCAGGGGTCATCGCTCTTTCCGTATCCATTCCTGCGATTGCCTCTGCATTTGTGGATAATTCCACTAGCCCGGAAATAGCCGTTGTGGCTTTCCTATAGCCTATATTCGACGGGGTAATCGCAAGACATCCCTCAACCGCATCTGCGACTTCCTGCGGCGTTGCAAGTTCTATGACCCCTAATGCATTTTCCGTGGCTTCATTGAACTGGAAATTAGTATCCCCAACGGAAATGCTAGTGGCGCTTAAATTGGCAAGTGTAATATCAAGCGCAAGCAATACTTCAGAACCTGCGCTCTTTTGAATAATTGGAGTGTTCTGCGAATACACTGCAAACAGTGTTCCGCTTTTGGTGAAAACTCCAACCTCATAGACATCATAGTAATCTGCGCTATTGTCATTCACGGTCAAGTGAATAACGTTATCACTAATCGCACCTCCTGAAACAGTTGTTAAACGCTTAATTTCCGCATTCAATTCGGTTTGGGAAGTGCTGGCCGTATATTGCCCGCTACCAAAAGCAACAGCGGAAATTTCAACCTTATCCGTGCCTGTCTTTTCAGCGTTTACAACTTCTGCAAATCCTGCATCTGTTATGACAATGTTTACATTCATTTTTCAACCCTCCTATTGGAAATTCCTTTTTTCCAATCCTCCCGCTCTTTGATTGCATTCTTATAGGCAAGCCATCCAAAACTATCGCATAACATGGCGAATTTCCTCGCCTGTCTTCTTACATAATATCTCCGTGGGTCATACCATTTGTAATTGTGGTCAGCAAGCAAAATCCCATTAGTGCGTAATGCGGAATTTGCGTTGAAGAAATCTTTTTCAGTTCCTTTCCCGTCATAGTATGCAAGGTCATGAAGTGCCGCCGCATAAATCAAAGACGGGTTAAGTCTGTCAATCAATTTGCGGATAATCCCTGGAAAGAAATACGGACCAATCCCATTGCATACACGCTCAATCTTTTCATCAGAAGTAATGAAAAGTTTCGTGTATCCAATCAACTTCAATTCCTTCGCCGTCTTCCTCAAGTCTTTTGCGTCAATGTTTCTCATGGTCACCTCCGCAACATTTGCAAGAATTGAACTCCATTTCAAGTTTTTCTATGCTTTTTACGCAAGGGCAATCCTTCCTGTGGTTATGGCAAGTTTCATGCGTGACGCTATGTGAAATTGCCTCTGTCAGTTTTTGCGTCAATATCATGAATTTATCGGAAAACTCCTGCCGCAATTCCATAGACGCTTTAGTGCTTTCTCTGAACACGTCCAAAACGTCTTTGTTATGCTTATTCAGAGTGTTACCTAGAATCCATGTAGCAGATGCAACGGCGATAATCACCGTTACACCAACGTTTATCAACTCAATAACCGACATAATCATACCTCCTCATTAGGCTATTCAGAAATTGTCTTATCTTTCTCCTGCGTTCCGGCGTTTTCCGCCTTCGCACTGCCATGGGAGGTATTCACTGCGCTAGACGTATCGTAATCACGATTTACGAGTGTCGTAATGTCCCCGGATTTAGGATTGTATTCGTTCTTTCCTTCAGTGCTGGCCGTCATCTCATTCGTAGAGATTTGCCCATACCATGCAATGTTCGTCTGGCAACCTGTAAAAACGAACATGAAAGAAACTACTAAAATGATTAAAAATGCCTTAATCATTGCGCCACCTCCCCACCTTCTGCGGCGGTATTGTTGATTGTCGTTTTATCCCCGTTTGCATTGTCAATGGCTTTCCATCCAAGGACGGACAACCCGCCGACATTGACAATGTGCTTAATCAAGTCGGCCTGTGTCTTTGCCCCGTCAGGAATAGGGATTTCCTTGAAAGGCTGGTTAGGCACATTCACCCGTGCCTTTCCCCCATCCAAAACCTCAAGTTTTACAGGGCCGTCAATGGTGAAAAGTTCGTAGGTGCTAGGGTGCTTTTCCTGTGCGATTAACTGCCGTTTCCGCAACTGGTATTCCCGTTCCGTCATGCACCCGCATAATGTAAGGGCGGCGAAAACAATTGTTACAAATTTACTCATCTTTTCCTCCTAGTTTTCAGGTGGTTCGCAATCAGAGGCAAACGCTTTTTCACGTTCTTCCTTGCTTACTTGCTCCCCGATTACATTCATGGCCTCATCCAATGCCTGCATCAAAACGATGCTGTCATTTTGAGGAAGGCGCTTGCCATCAACATAATACGAAAACAGGCCAGCAAGAAACATGAAATCGTCTTTTGCGCTTCTTCCCATTTTTATTTCATGCTAGAATTTCACTCGACATCCTCAATAATCAGGCGGGCGGAAACACCGCGCCAAACCACTTTGCAATAATTCACTTTGCTTGCCGTAAGTGTCCCGCCAATCGTCAGATTATCCCCTGCGGTTACGTTGTAAGTTCCTGGATTGATTGAAATGTGCGCTTCTCCGTAAAGCCCGGCAATCCCTCCTCCTGCGGAAATCGTGGTGTCTCCAGAAAGAGTTAATGCGTAAGCCCTGCCAGGGTAAACAATCGCATTCTCTCCGCTTCCTGTGCCTTCCTCAAGTTGCTTTTGGTGCAAATCAACAGGGACGGCGCAATATGTAGTAACAGTTTCTCCGCTGTCTGCCTCTGTCCCAGTTGTTTCCGTTTTGGAAACAGTTAGTTTGTCATTGCATTCATAATCCCACGCAGTCCACTTGTCGCCTTCGATGCCTGTCATATTAACAAAAGACTCTGTGCTTGTATCCGGGCCAAGTGCCCACCGATAATTTGCGGAACTGAAATAGATATACCAACCGTTTCCATTCTTGTATACGGCATCTGTGGAACCTTCAGTCCCTGAAATAAGGCTATAAGTTCCGATTGCGTTCGCAACGTATGAATCGCTCCCGCTTGTTCTTGTAAGAGTGTAGGTTACGATAGTTCCACCCCCGCCTCCAGAGGAGGATTTTGTAGTAACCGCCATACCAAGATAAAGGCGATTTTTAACGAATTTCTCCCAGTCACTATCACCCACATAACGGAAGAGTTTCCCAACGTCATCAACCGTCCACGTCTTTTCCGGGTCGGAAAATTCCTCAATACCTCCGGAAGTAGTCAAGGATTCAAGCCCCGTGATTTCAGATGCTTCATGCGTGTGGGAAATCGCCGCTTTGGTTGCAAGTTGTTTCCTGTTCCAAGCTGCCTCAAGAACCAACGCCTCACGATAGCGAACGCCGTAAACGGTGTTCCCATCCTCATCAGTATCTGCGCAAACTAGGCCATAGGCGCAAGCATCAAGCCCTGCCGCCGTAAATGCGGCCATCACCGTCTGCGCAATTACACCGCAAAAGAGTTTCGCATTATCCTGGTCTGCGGTCACGTCTTCCTTGAAATGGAACTGCTTAAAATTGACAGTTCCCCAGGCATTTAACACCTCATCCGGAATGTCTGCAATATCCTGCTTCTTGCTTTCGTCTGAAGTTGAGATAACATCGGAGACGGCATAAACCGCCTTCCAGCGTCTTCCAGCCGTCCCCAGATTGGAGTTATTATCAACAGTAGGACGCAAGCCGTTATCAAGGATTTCAATTCCTTTTCCGTCCCGGCTATTCTCATCCGAACAGGCATAAAGGCGCAAATACCCACGAATTCCGATATTCGTTGTCCCTGAACTAGTAATATCTGAACTCTCAAAAACTCCGGCTTCAATATGCGCAGCCCTTGCTCCCTGCAAAGTTTGGGAGTAATCAATATTTCCGTTATCACACATGAAGTTAATTTGCCCGATAACGTCACTAGGCAAAACGCTCTTGCTTGCGTTGATAGTAGCCCCACGGGATTTGTAGAATCCGAGACTGCTCCCAGGTGCGTCATTGGAGAATCTCGCAAGGGTGATTTGGTTAGCCCCTGCCCTTGCTTGGTGCATCCCGGAAAGCCCGGAAGGATACAGACTGAATTTATCCCCGTCAGGGGCATTGATAATCCTGGAACTGGAATCAATGACAACGCCGTTAAAACGGGCATCCAAAGCCGCCTTTGTTCCAGCCGGGGTAACTGCTCTCGCCGTGTCTGTCCCGGTTGTGGTCTCCGCATTCGTGGCAAGTTCCACGATTCCCGTCCTGGCCGTTGTCGCAGTCCTAGCCGCAAGCCCTGCGGGGGTTACGGCCTTGGTTGCATCCGTGCCCGCCTGCGTTTCTGCGGAGGTTGCAAGCCGCCCATCAAAAACGGCCTTGGTGGTGGCAGGGGTCATCGCCCTGCTGGTATCAGTCCCTGCCTTCGCCTCTGCCTCCGTTGCAACCTCGATAATCCCTGTTCTAGCGTCCGTAGCCGTCCTTTGGGATAATCCTGCGGGGGTTACTGCTTTCGCGCTCTCTGTGCCCGTCTGCGTCTCCGTAGCGGTCGCAAGCGGGACAATCCCGGCAGTTGTGGTGGTTGCACTCTTAACCGCTTCAGCCATCTTTGCCGCAAGCCCGGCAGGGGTCACCGCCTTGCTAGTATCCGCTCCTGCGATGGCTTCCGCATTACTGGCAAGCCGCCCATCAAAAACTGCCTTTGTGGTGGCCGGGGTCATCACCCTGCTTGAATCAGTCCCGGCGGTGGCCTCCGCCCCGGTTGCAATCTCCGCAAGCCCTGCCCTTTCCGTTGTTGCTGTAAGCGCCTTAAGCCCGGCAGGAGTCACCGCCTTGCTAGTGTTGTCCCCGGAGATTACTTCCTCCCCGGTGGCAAGCGAAACAACGCCCGCATTATCAGCACTTGCCGCCGCCGTTTCCCGGAAAGTCACATCACCGAAACTAACCTCTGAAACATCAAGATTTTCAATCTTCAAATCAATGACAATACGTGCAACGGTGCTGGCTTCCTTCGTGAGAATAACGGCGTTTTGGGAACCAACTGCGAAAAGCGTCCCGTCATCAAGATAAAGGCCAATTTCACTCACGGAATAACTTTCCCCGGTCGCATCAACAAAGGCAACATGGATTGAATCGCTTCCGCTCGTTCCGCCGGAAACAATGTCAAGCCTCTTGATTTCGTTTTTAAGTGCGGTTTGTGTAGCCTCCGGTGTGTATTTCCCTCCACCTACTCCAACCTTCGCAATCGTCACCTTGTTTGTTCCAGATTGCGCACTGTTGACAACCGCCTGTCTTCCTGCGTTTGTGATTACCATTTCAAACATTTTTACCTCTCCTTATGCATGTGCCGTAAGTCTTCGTTGTTTGATTGCCCGAACTGAAATTACAGTCGCAAGCGTCCCGGACACTTCCGCTTCCGTTGTCTCCGGTTGAATGCCTTTCAAAGTGACGAAATTAACGAATCTCGCCAGCCCGTGGAATCCAATTCCTCCTGTGACGTTATTCGCAAGGACGAACGTGTAATGGCTTCGGACGGGTTTCGCTGCATCGATGGCGGAAAACAAATCCTCCTGCAATTCTGCGCTAACTGTCCCGGCGATTTCCGATTGAGTTGCGTAAACGGTGAAAGTGTGGGGAATCCCCTTTGGCGTTGTCTGCCACCATTCAACAATTTTCGCCGCACTCCCAAGGCTTTCAAGTGCTTTTTTTACCGCACTCAATGTCCCTGTTTTTCGCTTCTCTGCAATTGAATTTTTCAGGACTTTCAGTTTTAGGCTTTTAGGCCAACTTTCACGCCAAACAGAAACATCCCACTGAACCGCCAAATGGTCTAGCACAATACCCGGCTGGCTGTCAAGCCTTGCATAAATAGAGGGCAAATCCAACTCACGAGAAATGTTCGTTAGTTGCCCGTCTATTGCTTCAGCCGACGCCTTCACATTCTCATCATGTGAAATGCTGTAAGGCAGAATGTCTTTGAGTTTTACATCATCAAGGGTTTTCATTCCTCATCACCCCTATTCCTCTTTGTAGCCCTTGTAAGTCACCTTAACTGCGGTGCATTGTGCCACCTCGTTAGCCTCTAGTTTCTGCCAAGAAGAGGGGGAAATCGTGGAAAAGTCAATCCGCGCCGCTCCTGCGTCCATGACAAGGCGAATCAACTGGTCTGGGGTAATGTCCCGGCCAATCTTCCCCTGTTGCCATAGCCTGTATTTTTCAACCGCTTTTTCAATGGCAGATTTAATGCTTTCAGCAACGGACATTTTCCCGTTGTCAATCCAGTAATCTACGTTGATTTCATAGTTTACCGCAGTCGGAGAAAGCACTTCTATTTCGTCCGTAAGCGGGCGAATTTCATCGCTTGACAAATACGCCTCAATCTGGTCTAGGACTTCAGGCGTTGGCAACGTCCCGCCCTCCAGCAACGGGCAAATCTTCACCTCCCCGGGATTAGGAGAATATACAGAAACGTCAATAATTGCACTACTCACGGAATAGGTGTGGAACTCGTATGCCTTTTTCGGACCTGCAACGGAAAACGAATTAGGCGCAAGGCGCAACCGCTCTGCATATTCCTCATCGCTTTCTGCGTCAGCCCCGCCGGAAGTAATGGTGATATTCTGCGCACTTGCAAGGAACGTTTTAGGCTTTACAATCGTGGAAATCTGCCCTGCCATATAATCGTTTCCAGCCGTTCCTGGTGTCGTGCATGTTGCCGCAATTTCCCCCTGCAAATCCCCCGGGTTAATCTGCAATTCCTCATTGGTTGCAAACGTTACTACTCCATTCGTAACCTCGAACCCCGCCGGAATTGTGTAAAGTGCGGCCAATGCCTGTGAAAGCGTGAAACGGATTGTCGTTACTGCGTAACTTTCGGAAAGCCTATCAACTGCAAGATTATCCCCCAGCGCATCAAGATATTTCCCCTGTGCGTATGTAAGCAAATTTTGCTGTGCCGCAATGTTTATGTTAGCCCGTTGCTGGATAATAATATCCGCAATAGAAAGCAAGAAAAGCCGAATAGGGTCTCCAGTTGCAAGAACCCTTCCGCTAACTTCCTCATATCTGGTTATGATTTCCGCCTTAATCTTGTCAGGGTCTGCGCTCACAAACTCTGCGGCGGTCAAATTCCATCTAGGGAAACTCATTGTTATTCCTCCTCGCCTATTGAAATTTCAACCAAAGGACGCAGAACCCCCTCCATTGAATTTTCTGCATTGTCTTCAAAGGTAACATTTACGACTTTCGCCCTAGGCTCAAAATCCGTTATAGCGTCTATCACCGTTGCTTGCATAAGGGAAATTGCAACAGGCAACGGCTTATCTACATTTTCCCAGGAAATGCCGAAATCACGGTGCAAAGGAACGCTCCCGATAACAGTTGTTAGAATCGTCCGGACATTCTGTAGTATCTCCTTTGCTTCGGAATCAGGAGAAAAATCTATTTTGTCATTCAATTTTACAAGGTAATTCATCTCGCCCACTCCGTAAGTTTGATTGTGGCTGTCGCCACTAGGCAAACACCGTTCCCATCATGGAATTTCCTTGTTTCGCTCACCTGTTCAATAACATAACGCCCAAGGTATTCACCGCCGATTATAAGTGTCTTATACAGGCGATTTTCCAGCATATCCTTGAGACGTGCCAGCCCTTTCGCCGGTGGAATCCCAAGCGACTTATCAAACCGAATCGAAAGGGAAACGCTGGAAAGGTCTTCCCCGACAAACTCCAGCACGGGTTTCTTCCCGATTACTTCATGTTTCGCCCATCGTGCGGAATTTTCCCGGCTTAAATCACTGAATGTAAGAACCTTTTTCCAGGAGCAAATGAAAGGCAGTTGCCCCAGGCTCCCTATTGTGGATTTTGGAATCTCGTAACCCATTTTTCACCCTCCTAATTCGGTGCGCTGGTGGTAAGCCCAGCCCCGTCCGTGTGCGTATGGCTTGCAAGGCTCTTCCCACCTGCGGAAACGTCATTGGCCGCCGTAACATCCCCGCCGGAAGAAACATTCCCTCCAACGGAAAGCGCACCGCCAATTGTAATGTCCCCGGGAAATTCGGAGACTTTGATTTTTTGGGCATCTACTTCTCCTGTCGTGGCAAGCCCTCCGGCAGTCACTGTTCCGCTTGCATTGATTTCAACGGCCTGCAACGTGCCAGTAATCGAAACATCCCCATCTATGGTTATCATAGGGGCTTTAATCGTTGCCGCTCCGCTTGCCGTGATTGTGGCCGTTTTTGCGGTTGCTGTGATTGAATTTGGAGCGGTCACTGAAACATCCTGCCTGTTTGCGGTTATCTCCGTCCCATCAATCGTGGCCTTCAGTTCGTGCGTTGCCCGGTTATAGGAAATCTTTGTCCCATCCTTGAAAAGAATCGTCCTGTAATCCCCTGAATTTTCAGGGGGCATTGTATCCCCTGCATAGACACTCCCAAGAATGAACCCCTCCTCGTTGCCACTAGGCAGGAAAATGCAAATCACATCCTCCCCAACATCAGGCATTGCGTAATCCTTATTCTGAAGTGTGTTTGTGTGCAATACCTGCAACTCGTAAGAAACAACCTCATCGTCATCCTCAAAAGAAACACGGGCAGTCCCTTTTGCATAGTCAATTGAGGAAATAACGCCAATTTTGATAAGCCCATTAAGGACTTGCATTAGAGAATCTTTGTCCAGATAATCAAACATCAGTATCCCCCATTCACTTTCCGCATTGAAATGTTAGTAACATACCCGCTCCCCCCGTAAGAATGTTCCGCCTCGGTGATTATATATTTCCCGGAAAAGTTCCCGAATCCGTTACAACTTATAACGCTTCCAGCGACTAGGGAAATATCACCAATTACGGAGATTCTCCCAGTAACCTGATTTAGATTGAGTTTCCGTAGTTGCTTTTTTGCCAGCCGTTTCGCCTCGTCAAACGATTTAGCCCGCTTCTTTATGGTGTATTCCTGCGCATCATCACCCTTACTAGGGTCTGTATGCGTATATGTCATAACGGCCTTGTCATTTTTTTTCCCATTCTTGTCGAACATATTTGTCTTAGGGTCTCTGTAGGTTATGGAGCATGATTTATAACTGTCGCTCTGGTTGCTCTCAAACTCCCAGGAAAGAATATCAGAAACTCCAACTGTGAAATCCTTCACGGGAGGCATTGTTTCATATTTTTCCTGGTCAAAAACAACTATCTGTTCATCTGTAACCTTTATGGCGTATCCTGCTTCATCGCACAGTTTCGCAAGGAACTCCAAATTGCTCTCGTTTGACTGGTCAATTCTGTCATAATTGATTTCATCATCAGCATCAAAAACGGGCTTGCAATTGCATTCCTCGCAGATTTTCCCAAGAATGTCAGCCAATGAAGTCTTTTCCCATGCACGGGATTTCTTTTTCCGCCTCAATTCAGTATTCAGCGGAATGCTAATCGCCTTCATGGTGAATGTGCGTGGCGACCCAGACGCAGAAAGGGAATCAACGTAGAATTTCCCGCAATACAGAGTGCCGTGTGGTTTTTCAGAATCTCCAGGCATGATATATGCCTTGATTTCCTCCCCCCCGTCAGGCGACCACGTGCCCGCCCATTTCCCTGTTTCATCCTTCAGGGAAATGCTAATTTCATCCGCTTCCTTTGTCTCTTTGTCATTGTAGGAAAAGGAAAGCAAATCAGGGGTTATATCCTCCGTTGCATCCACGCCAGCCGCCGTGAAAAGCAATTTGATTCTAGTTTGCAAAGGCTGTCCCATCTAATCACCCCCTGTTTCTCTTCCATAAAGGGAGGCTGTCGTTTTCAGCAATTCCAGACGTATCAACATCCGGAATATCCAGAATCACGCCAGCGGGGAAAAGAACGGTTTTACGGTGTGAAATGTTAGCGGAAATAAGTGTGTCCATGAACATTTCACTTCCGTATTCCCGCTTTGAGATTATGTCCCACGTGTCACCTTGTCTTGTCGTTATCTTCTTCATTCTCACACCTCCGGACTATGCGTAGGAAAGTCTCTGTTTGTTGGCAAGAATCTTTTCCATCTCCCTCTGTAGATTCTTTGACGCATCCTCAACGCCTCTTCTTGCGTTTTCGTAAACGTCCTGCCCACCGCCGGAAACATTGATTGTCGCATTGAAAGTCACTGCGTTAGAACCACGCAAATCCCGCAATTCCTGTTTATTCCTCTCTCTTGCCTCAAGATAATCGCTCATTGTTTTATACCCTCTATCATCCTTTGCTCTTTCATGCATTTTCGCCCTCTTTGCGGCAATCTCTTCAGCCGTATTAAGGCTTTGATATTTCACCTGGCCACCTGTTTTTGCAACAGGATTATTCGCCATCATTCCATTTAATTTTGACAATGGCATAACGGCTTCATTTTCTTTCCCTTCTCCAATCATTGCCATTGTAGGTTTAGTGGCAATTCCACCATCCTCAAGCATCGGGATTTGAGGAATTGACATATCAATTCCCTTGCCTCCAATCACGGGAACCCAGTCAGGAATTTTGACTGCTCCAAGAATGGAATTGATATTGGAAATAACCCCATTGACAATTGCCAAAACAGCATTAAGTGGAGTTTTTACAAGGCTTACAAGGGAACTGAAAACGGCTCCGAAAATGTTTTTGACATTATCCCAAGCCGCCGACCATTGCCCTGTAAAAACATTTTTCACGAATCCAATAATGTTATCAAGGACAGTCAAAAGATTAGTAACATGCGTCTTGATTGCCCCAAAAACAATCTTCACAATGTTCCATATTACTTTAAGATTATTCATGAAAACAGCCGCAAGAATCTTAACGTAAATCATCATATTTGAGAAAATTGTCTTGATAATTGCCCAGGCAACTTTGAACTGCGCAACCATCATCCCAACATACATTTTCACGATTTGCGCAAGATTCGGGAATTTCTCACTAAATGCCGTCCAAAGCGCAAGCATTTTAGCCTTCACTATATCCCAATTCTTATAAAGCAAAACAGCCGCCGCAACAACAGCAAGTATTCCAGCAACAATCCACGTAATAGGGCACGCCCAGAATGCGGAATTTAACAGCCACTGTGCAACCGTGGCCGCTTTTGTTGCTATCGCACTAGCAAACATTGCCGCCTTGCTTGCGATAATGGAATAGGTCTGCTTCTGGAACATAAGAGAAACGGCATACCCTGCAAACTTCAGGGCGTTACCGTAGAAAACCATTGTCTTCCATAGCATCATCAAAGGCAGAACCGCCGCCGTTGCGACAGCAACTCCTCCGGCTATAAAAGCAAACGCCTTCGCCAGTCCTTGATTTTCAGTAATCCACTTGTTCGTTTTTGAGATTATTTCCGTTGCCTTCTGCGCCATAGCACGCAAGGAAGGAACGAGGGTGTCATAGATTGAAATGCTAACCGCCTCAACCTTGCTCATCAGGCTCTTCATGTCACCCGCAAGATTGGCATTTTTCCCACGTGCCGTATCTGCCGCCGTTCCGCTCTTTTTAAGGCTTTCTGTGAATGTCTGCAAAGAACCCTTCCCGGCCTGTTCCATAAGCACCATTGCGCCGCTCATGGCCTCTGTCTCGAAAATGGCTTTGGTGTAATTCACCCTGGCGGATTCGCTCATTCCGTCCATCGCCTTATTAAGGTCTGCAAGAATATCCTGGAAACTGCGCATATTCCCGCTTGCGTCCGTGGTGCTAACGCCCAAATCCTTCAGGGCTTTTGCGCCTTTGGCACTAGGGGCGGAAAGCCTCAACATGACTGCACGCAACGCCGTTCCTGCCATCTCTCCCTGAATACCCGCATCACCCAGTTTCCCGGCCATAGCCGCCGCCTCCTCAATGGAAACGCCCATGCTCTGCGCAACGGGAGCGGCGTATTTCATCGTCTGCCCCAGCATTTCAAGCGTGGTGTTGGAACTGGTGAAAGTGTTCGTAAGGACATCACCAACTCGCCCCATTTCTGCCGCATCCATACCGAACCCGGTCAGGATATTAGAGGCAATATCAGCCGCCCTTCCAAGGTCAATGCTTCCTGCGGTTGCAAGGCTCAACATCCCCGGCATCGCTTTCAGAATGTCATTCGTCTTGAATCCTGCCATGGCAAGGAACTGCATACCCTCCGCCGCCTGGGATGCACTCCATTCTGTATCTGCGCCCAATTGCTTCGCCTGCGCCGACATCTTCGCAAGGTCTCCAGCACTAGCCCTGGAAACGGCCGCAACGCCAGACATCGTTTGCTCAAAATTCATTCCGGCATCAATGGCGGCTTTCAGCCCTGCCCCCATTGCGGCTCCCGTCATGCCCGCATACATGGCGGTTTCCTTCATCCCAGCCGCCGCACCCTTCATCCCTGCGATAGACGCATTAAAGCGCTCCTGCGCGGCTCTTGCCTTTTCAGCGGATGCCATCAGTTCATTTTGCCTATCTCGCAATTGCTTCAGGCTCTGCCCGGCTGTTCCTGCGCTTCTCTCCAGATTTTGCAAGGCGGCGCGCTGTTCCAAAAGTTGTTGTTCCGCCTTATTTGAGGCCGTGCGCTCCCTGTTAAACTCATCTCCCAATTTCTTCGATTCTGCCTCCGCTTCCTTCATGGCGTTGGAAAGCATGCTGGTTTTAAGGCGTGAATTTTCAAAAGCCCTAGACAGTTCAGCAGACGGATTTTTTATCCCCTTCATTACTGACGCAAGCCGTTCCGTTTCAGCGTTTGATTTTGCAAATTCCTGCCGCAACGTTTCAGCCCGTTGCTTTGAAAGGGCAAAACTCTTCCCCAGTTCCGTTGCGTTCTGCTTCGTTTTGTTGAAATCCTGTGAGGCCGTTATAACCTCTTTGCGCATACGCACGATTTTATCAATCTGCGCCGCCTCCGCATTCATTCCCCTAACGCTGTCACCGAACTGCTTAACGGTGGCCGCCGCCGTCTTGAATGTTCCCGAAAAATTAGCCGCAATCTTTCCTGCGATTTTGAATGCTATCTCATGAACTCTTCCAGCCATTTTTCGTCACCCCTTTATGCAAAAAGCGGAAATGTCTCCATCTCCGCTTGTCATTTCTTTTTCCGCTTCACTTTCTTTTCAAGTGAATCTATGGCCTCCACCCACTCCTGCAAATCCGCAAGAGGGGTGGAAAACCATTCAAGGACGCTTGTGTGTGTGTCTGCCCTTGAAAGGCATAAACAACACTCCATTATTTGCTTTAACGGGTTTTCTACGTCCAACCCTAGCCAAGAAAAAAATTGCTAACCCTCTGCGTCAGGGCGCAATAGTCTTTGGCGGGCAATTCCTGGAAAAACTCAAGCGGCTGTTTTGTCACCCTCGCAAGAATCATAGCGCAAAATTCGGAATCCGCCGTGGGAATAGCGGCGAAATTCCCGGCTCCAGCATACTGCTTTTTCACCGCCGCAATATCCGAACCCTTCAACTTGTCAAGGTCGAAATCAAGCCCGGTGTATTGCTTGCCTTCAAATTCAAACGGGGTCACAAAATCGTAATGCATCTAATCTCCTCCTATTAAAGCCCAAGGTCGGAACGGACGCTCTTAAGAGAATCCTCATCTCCGAATTTGGCAATGTAGTTGAATTTATCAATTTCCGCAACGGCTTTTCCCGCCACGTAAAGTTTCATGTAAAGCACTTCAAATTCCTGTTCGGTGTCCGTGGTTGCCCCGGTCTCGAAAGTGCCCAAGCCAGTGGTCTTCGGAGTAATCCGCATGGAGCAACGAACAGCAACGGTGTTGTAACTTCCATTTGCGGCATCATACACCTGTTGAGAACCTCTAACCTCCACAGCGTGCGCCTTCGGCTGGCTCAACTTGATAGCGGCCTTCTCAATGGTGCGCCAGGTGAAAGTAGTGGTCATGGAACCGTAATGCCCAAGAACGGGAGATTCCACTTCTCCAGCAATTCCAGCACCGCTAACGGTGTCGCTCATAGCCTCAAGTTCCGGGAGGTCAACGGTGGCAATGCCCAACAGGTCATTTGCATCATCGTAAACACGGAATCCGATAAGGCGTTCGGGAATGTTATTTCCAGCCATTTTCAAATCCTCCTTTTATGGTTTATTGTGGTGCATGCTTTTTGTGCACACACCACGTTTCTTACACCTTTCTTACACCTTTAAGCGAACAGGGTTTCAAGGTAATTCACGTCATACTCAAGCACGAAATCAATCTCCCTATTAGGGGAGGGAGGAGTGAGATAAACGTGGAATCTAGCCTTGCCATCCATCAGGTCTTGAGTGGGATTTTCAGTATCCAAAAATTCCACTCGTCCGCCAAGGATATACTGCCTAGCCGCAAGCCCGTTCAGCCAGAGATTGGCACTGTCAACAATGGTGTCAATTTTCCGTCTATTGAGTGGCGCATCCACCTTCTGCCAGAACGTCTGCACAAGGGTATTTCCAACCCAAGAGAACATCCGGCGAATCGGAATGAAAGCGTCCTTAACATCGGTGACATCAGGATAACAGGCAGTGCGGTTTCCCCAGCACTTCCAGCCGCCGATGAAGTTAAGCGCAGTCACAATGCCTTGTCCGTTCAAATAGGAGGCAATGTCGGGAGACAACCAAACCTCGGTGCCATCCTCAAGGACAGAGGCCGTCATTTCGTAATTCTTGTTAGAGGGGGAAACATAGGGCACATCGTCATTGTCTCCGTCCACTTTCCCCATCAATCCGGCCAATTGCGCAGACTGGTGGTAAAGCACTCCATCAAGCGAAAGCATAGGCCAGCAAACAACCTGTTTGCTATCTACAATGTTGTTCGTATTCTTCCACCCGGGGAGTGCGGAATACTGCTTGACAGTATCCGTGGGAGCATCAATCAGGGCAATGCCGGAAAAATGCTCATTGATATTGTCAGCCTTCGCCGCCATGACTGCCGCAACCGTGGGGCTTCCAGAGAATCCGGGAGCAACGAGGATTCCAGGAACCATCCGGAAACGGGGGAAACACTCCGAAATCAACTCAAAACCGGACTTATTCCCAGAGGCATCAACGCCGCCGACAATATCCGTTTCCTCCACTGCACTCGGGTCAAGTTTGTTAGCGGAGAAATTCAGGCTAGTTCCAACGGTGCATTTGAATTCGCCGTTAGTGTCCGTCTTGGAAGTGATAACGAGGTATCCATCATCATCAAAAGTAAGCACGTAATCAGTGCCATTGACGTAACTGGTTTCCTCGCTCGTCCCCACCTTCACGGAAGAGGGGATAATTCCGGTCTCCTTAATGGTGGCCGCTCCAGTCTTGGAATCAAGAGTAACGCTAGTCCCAGTCGCCGCCTTCTTATGCGTGGCAGGATTAAGCACATTCACGATAATGACAGGAGCAACGCCAAACAGGGCGAATTGGGAATGGATGAATTCCGAAATGGAATACTCATACTTCTTCAACCCGCTAACGGAATCTTCAACAGGAGGAACGTAGCCAAACGCCTTAACCGCTTCCTCATAGTTGGAGCAAAGAACGGGTTTATTCACGTTGGAAATGTCGCCCATGTTGACAGGCGCAGTTCCAACCACAAAAGGAATGCCCGCCGAAACTTCAACGGGAGGAAGAATGCTAGTCGCAACTTCCGAAATCTTAACGCCATGCGTGTAAGCCATTTTTAGCCCTCCTTATTCAGTTGTTGTTTCATGTAGAAATTCAGGATATGCCCGTTCGTCTGCACATCCTTTCTTGCTTGTTGCAAATTTTCCAACGGAACAATCAAGCCCTTTACCGCTTCATTTTGGGAAACAATTTCAGCGATATGAACGGGCATTTCCCCATTGGCAAAAATGGTGTATCTTGGCAATCCGGGAATCGTCCTGCCAATATAAACCGTGTGCCTAGGTCTGTTTTCCATCTTGCTTTTCTCCAGTGGTTTCTTGGCCATTTTAACCTCCTAAAAAACAACGGGTGGTGTCTTGACTTCCCAATGTGTTGTAATGTCTAATTGCCAGTATGGATAAGGTTGGTCAGGAATTACGTTGTATTCAATCGGGAATGACAGAACGTATTTGTTATCAAGAATCCATCCGGGTAAATTCATAAGCGCATTGCGAATCCTGCTCATGACGTTAAGGCAGTAAGCGTGTCCGTCAAATGTTTCCGCATAACATCCAACGATTACGGAAACTTCTACATTCGTGCTTTCCTGCTCCGTCTTCCCTCCCTCAATTCTCACGAGGACAAATGGGAAATCGTCATCATTATTTCCACGCTTCAGAGGAAGAAAGCCGTCTACGATTTTAGGGGCTTTAATGTCCCCTTCTTTTGACGGCAATCTAAAATCCTTCACTGCATCTGAAATCAGATTCCGCAAGGCTTCGGAAAGTAGGTTTTCAACCATTATTTATTCCCTCCCAAAAGTCTGCCTGTTTCATGCTCCAGACGCTTCTCAAAATCTGCGGAAATCCTTTCCTTCACTGCGGATGAAATTTTATCCTGCGAAAGCATGACTGGAATTGAAGGCGCATAAAGGAACTGAACTGGCAATCTCGCCTTGCCAACTCGCTTGAAAATATGCCCCTTCCAAATGAATCCCCTGTCAATTGGTTTGAATGTGCCACGCCTAACTGCAACGGTTACAGGCTTCCTCTTGCTTCCTGTCGTGTCATTCTGCGGTTTATGCGCAAAACTCGCAAGAGAAAGCGGCCTGCCACGGCTGGTAAGGCTTGCCGTCAAATCCTCTTCATTTGCCTTCTGAAGAGAAATCGTTTTTCGCACATCCTTTGCCTTAACCGTGTAAACCTTCGTAACCTCTCGGCTTGCCGTTGTAGCGCCGCCCTCAATAGCCCTATTGATTGCACGCATTACGGCCTTTTTTGCGCCTCCAGGAATGTCCATTAGGTAACGCTGTGCCTTCTCCAGCACTTGCGATTCCTCGAACTCCATTTTTACTGAAACCTCACGCTCGCTCATTGGTTGAACTCCTCCGCAACGATTGCAAGTATTCCATTCTCATCGGAAACGTTTCTCACGACATGGAAACTTCCATCAACATTAAGCCGTTCCCCTTCAACCGGGCGGGTTTCAATGTCATCTGAAGAAACGTAAATTGTTACTGTATTCACAAACACGCCTTCTAGGGTGATATTCCCCTTTGCGCTTTGTGCTTCAGTGTTAATATCCTTATCAATGATACAGGTCACAATCTGCCCGTTAATGGTGTGATTTTCTGCGAACTCTTCACCATTCATGAAAACGCTTTTAACGTCTTTCTTGATTGCGTCCTTGAATGCACTCATTTACGGTATTTCCTTCCTGAAATCTTTTTCTCTGCCTTATCTAGTTTTGTCTCTACTTTTTCCTGCAACTTCTCTGAAATGTCTTCCTCAATATGCGCAAGGTAATTTTTTTGCATTTCCTTCGCAACTTTAGGAGGAACATCAATGACTTCCCCAGCCTTTTTCAGAACACGTTTAAAAATCGTATTCTGCAATAGAACAACCCTCATTTCATAACCTCCTTACGCCCCCGGGGGATTGTCTCACCCCGGGGGCGGAATGCGCCTAGGAAATGGCGTTAATGGTGTGGAATCCGTAAATCTGGTGAACAATAGGCAGGGGTCTAGACTTCACCTGAACAACACGCCCGGCGGGGGCGGCCTTCTGCGTCCACGAATCAGGCACACGGGCTCCCTCATAGAGACGCACGGTGTCATCCCCAATCAGGCCGACAGCCCCGTAGGCAAGGGACGTGCGGACGTTGGGACTAGCCAGCAACGCCTTCTTGACAGGCATCATCGGGACTTCATCGCCGGAATCATCCACATACCAATCATCGTAGGAGTAGATATCCAGCGCAGAATCCTTCAGATAGCCCCAGTAGGTCACGCCGTTAGGCAACATCCTGGGGTCAATCTGCCCCAGGTCAACACGGCGATTATCAAGCACTCCACTGGACTGGAGTTTGTCAATCAGCGTTTCAACCACGTCAGTGCCACAGATAAGGTCAGTAGGCACGAACCCGGCCTTCTGGACCATGGAACGGCGAATAGTGCGCAGGTCTCCCATAATGTCAGCGGCGGTCACAGATGCCTCATCCCACTTGCTAGCAAGGGTGGTCTGCGGCTGGTCGGCTGGCTCGGAAGGCCAGAACTTCACCACTTCATCGTAGCCGTCACCCTTTACGGTCACCTGCCCATCAATCACGGCCTCACGGCACATGACTTCCTCACGCCGGGTGATAAGGTCATCCAGTTCGGAAAGGTCTTTCCCCAGTTGCTCGGCCGCACGCTGGTTAGGAGACTTCGCATTATAGACAGTCTCGCCAGGGGAGCGGATAAGCAAATCCTCTGCGGTGGTCACACGCATAAGGGAGATTTCAGGGGCTTCGTAACTCTCGGTGCGGTATCCCTCGCGGTCAATCGCAACGCCGCCAATCTTCGGGTGCACGAACGGAGCAAGTTTGCGGGCGTGCATTCCCACAATATCCACATCGACTTTCTTGGTATCGAACGTGGGACGATTGCGGAAAAAGCGGTCACGGAAAAAGGTGTTACTCTTCTTCTGGCCCTCCTCAATCATCCCCAGCATAGTGCGGGTGCTAAAAAGGTCAATTGCCATTGTCTTTTCCTCCTTCTATCGGGTCAGATTTTCTTTGATGAAAATTCCAATCTTACGGGCTTCAACCACGCAATCCGCAACGGAAATGGAACCGCCCACGGAAAGTGCATTGGCATTGAATTCCCCGGTCAGATAAACGGGGGCTTCAGTGGCCGCTCCAGTCGCATCAGTGTCTTCTGCCAAAACAGCATAAACATCAGCGGCGGCGGTGGCCAATGCTCCGGCAGAGGTTACAAGCGCTCCCCGCTTCGCATTCACTCCCATAGCAAGGGTGATTTTCCCAGGGACAACGGGCATAATCTGCGTAGCAGAAAACAGGTTGTCCAACTTCGGAGAATTTTCGGTTTCATGAAGTGCCATTTTCGTTTCCTCCTTTTGTTACTTGTTTTTCGCAAAAGCACGCGCCCCAGCGGAAATAATGGATTTCAATTCTTCCGCCTCGGCATTTTTCTTTTCTTCATCAGGATTGATTCCCAAGTTGCCGGCGCCCGCAATGGCTTCAAGTTCCTGCGCATCTTTATCACGCTTTTCCAACTCAATGGAATTGCGGGCCTTGTCTGCCTTGAGAATTGCCACCGCCAATTGTTCAGCGGTAATGGCATTTTCAAACTTTGCGGAATGAACCATCTCATTATGGCCAACAGCAATTTCCTCAATTGCCTTGATTCTCTCCCGCTCCTGCTTGATTCCGGCCTGGAATCCATCATTGCGAATCGCCTCGTAAACTTCAGGAAATCCGCTTTTCAATTCATCAATCGTCATGGTTTTCTTTCCTCCTTCATTTTGTGAATTTTCACCCCAGACAATAGGGGCTTTACCTTCAACAAAAAAACCTTTCGGAGCATTACGGAACATTTCCGCTTTTACTTTAATTCCATTGAAAATTATTTCATCTCCAAATGCTTGATTTTTAACCTTTTTGCATTTGTCAACAATGTCAGCCAGGCCAAACTCCACGGCTTCTTCAGCCGTGAAATATGTCTCCGCATTGACATACTCCTGGATTTCCTCGCATTTCTTCCCGGTCTTTTTTGCGTAAATGCTTACAATGTTTTCCTCAAGTTTCTGCATATCGTCTGCGGCCTTTCGGAAAGTGTCCGCATTTCCTTCAGCAATAGAGGAAACTTTGTGAATCATCATCATAGCGCCGGAAGGCATGATAACCTTCGCATTGGGAACGCTGGTGATAATCGTTGCCGCACTCATCGCCGCTCCATCAACACGGAAAGTAATAGCCCCCTTATGACTGCACAAAAGGGAGTAAATGGAAAGCGCAGTAAAAACCGAACCTCCGAAAGAGTTGATAGAAATATTCAAGGAATTTTCTGCTGGAATCGCACGCAATTCATTCAGAAAATCTTCCTCGTTAAATCCATCGTTCCATTCTTTGGAACCTCCGACAAAGCCAAACAAATCTATCTGGCTTTCTTTGTCTTCATTCTTGATATTCCAGAATTTATTCATCGGTGTTTTCTCCTTCTTCATCCGCTCCATTTTGCGGATTTTCCTGCGGGGTGGAAATCTGCGGGGAAAGGCCGTCAGCCCTCCGCAATTCCTCCTCCCGCTTTCTGGCCGCATGGATTGCTTCAAACTTCATCCCGGTCAATTCGGCGGCTTCCCTTTCACGGGTGCTAAATCCCTCCGCAACACGCACGGCGGCGGCGTTTGCCTCCTTCAGCGGGTCTAACTGCCCCTGGCAGTCTCCGAACCATTCTGCGCCACTCCAGGCCGCTTTTATCGCCGGGTCATCAAAGTATCCGGGGGCGTTGATTCTCCCCTTCAGGATTGCTTCCGTCAGCCACTCTTCGTAAACGGGCTGGCAGAAATTGCACACTAGCCAATCCCGCCGCATTCGGAACATTTTCCACGCCTCAAGCAATGCGGCACGGCTGGCACTGTAGGACGCTTGGAAATTCTTCAGGAGCAATTCATAGGGGATTTCAATCGCCGCTCCAATCTCCCTGCAAACCGCAGTAATGAAACTCTCAAAAGAGGCGTTAGGCCGTCCGGGGTTTGCAATCTCCACGCTCTCCCCTTCCTCTAGTCCTACAATTGCGCCATTCCCCAGCGCATAAGCGTTAGGGTCTTTATCCGGAATCCCCGCCGGGTCATACATCTGTCCCAACGGGGTCTGCGGAGTATTGCTTTTCACGAAAACAGTAAACATCCCCGCCACGACAGCCGCCATCAATTCCGCATCGGAATAACGTGCCAACTGCTTCAGGCTTTCAATCACAGGCGCAAGCATAGGCACGCCACGCCGCTGTTCCGGCCTTTCAACATCCGCCATAATATGCAAGATATTTCGCCGTCCGGAATTTACACCAAAAGCCTGAACCCTTTTCCATTCCTGCTGTATTTGAACGGTCATTCTAGGGTATGCATTAGGGTTATGCTTCGCCACCCAGTAAGCCAGCGTTTCGCCGTATTTCCCGATTTCCACGCCGCCTAAAATGTTAGCCCCAGGAGGAGGAGGGGGATTAACCGGATTGCAAACCCTATCGGCCTCAATCAGGGAAATTCTCAAATCGTAAACGCTCCCAGCCATCTTAATCACAGGCAAGGCAACGAATACATCACCATTCATAAGGGCGGAAAGAATTACAAGGGACTGCAACTGGTAGAACGTCTGTCTCCGCTCCGCATCACAGGAAACGGATTCAGCCCACATCCTCCACTCTCGCTCCGTGTTTTCCTCCCATTCCCTTGCTTCCTCATCAGAAAGCCCAAGGAATTTGGAATCAATTTGCGCATTAAGCGCAAGGCCGCTCCCGACTACATTTGTGCGAACAGTTTTGAGTGCCCCGGTTGCAATTGGAGCGCCCATATAAAGGTCTCTAGAACGTGCCCGGATTGTCTCAAGATTGTCGATAATATCCGCATCCGCATCCCGGCCTGTGGTCTTCCAACTTATCAGGCTTTTCTTTCCATACGAACCTCCGTGCCGTCCGTAGCCATCCCCTCCGAAATTGCTTATAACCTCAATCGTTTTCCTTGCCCGTTCCCGCTTCAATGCGGTTTCAGGGGAAAACATGGAAATTGCTTTATCTAGCCAATTCATGGAAAACACCTCAATTATCAAGGGGGATTGCCCGCATTACACGCGCCCCTTGCTTCCCGGATTCCAATCTATCAATCTCGGAGCGCCAAAAACGAATCCTCTCCGTTATGTCGGAAAGGCTGGCACGTGTCAGGGAACGAGTACCGATTTTATAGGATTGCCCGGTGGCCACGGCCTTTTCAGCCTCCAGCCACATTTTAAGGTTTTCCCTTGCTTCCTCAAGTGTCACCCAAGGCATTTCTAAATCCCCTCCTTTTTTGAAATTACTATATGTGGAGTTTTCCAAAAGTCAAATTTTTTCATAATGTAACTCCGCTTGAAAGAGTTCCACGTGTCCTTCTCTGTTTAACTTCAACTTTGTTATTTTCATAGAAATCTTTCAGATATTCAAAGTTAGGATTAAGGATTTCACAGGCGGCTGTTGCATATACTGCACAGTCCAGCGCCTCGTTACGTTCCCTTATTTTAATCCAGTTCCTTTTGATTGCTCCCTTTTCAAATTTATGCTCGCAGATTTCAGCGGTCAGTTGCTGGAAAAATTCCTCATTGAATCCGCATTCCGCCTTCCTAGGATAATGCACATATCCTGGCCCTTCATCCTCTATCCTCAAACGTGACATAACCAGGGATTTTCCACTGTCAACCCCAAGGGAAAACAGTGTCGCTCCCTCCGTGTTCCCACGTGTCGGGCTATTGATGAAAGGAATACCAAAGCCGCCTCGCCCCTTGATACTGAAAACCCGCATCCGCTCACGGGCTTTTGTGTATCGGTATACATAGGAGGTAAATGAACCATCGCCGGAGTCCACGCAAGCGCAAGCAATATTCAAAGGTGAACCGTTTTTGAGTAGCCTTTGTTTCTGAAAAAGCCCGTCCAACTGTTGCCACGTTTCGTTTGCATCAGGGCTTCCAAAGATTATGCGGTGCTCAATCCCCCAGCATTCTTTCCCAATTCCCCAGCCGTATATGGTGCATTCCAAGCGGTCGTGTTGAACGTCAACTCCAGCCGTCAAAAGCAACACCCCATCAGGCAGGATATTTTCGCTTTCATAGTATTCCCTGCGCAAGTGTAGGTGTTGCCAAATATCTTCCTCTCCGTTACGCTCATCCCACGCCTCCCCTAACTTCAGATTGATGAACTCCATCAACCCGGACTTATCACGGTTTTTATTCGCCGTTGTGAACTCCTCAACTAGTGAATAAAGATTTACCCAAGGGGAGTAAAGACTGTTTATGTGATAGCCCTTAATGCGGCTTTCTGAATCCGTGGCCTTCCATCTCCCTTTCTCCAGCAATTCAGGATTAGGCTTATAAGCCCCACGGATTACCTCCCCGCATTCAGGACAGATAAGCCTTGCCGTCATTGGCAATGCGTTCCCTTCCTCATCCTTATCCCACTTCACATTCTCCCACTTCCAGACGCTTTCTTTTCCGCAATGCGGGCATGGAATGAAATACTGTCTTTTGTCGCTCCTCATAAACCAATTCTCAATCGGAGAAACGCCCTTGATTGTGGGAGTGCTAACCATTACTATTTTCCGATTATGGAAGTTGGTAGTTCGCTGGATTGCAAGTTTCAGCGGGTCGCCTTCCTTTGTGGCCGTGTATCGGTCTATCTCATCGCAAAGCAAAACGCGAATAGGACGGGACGCAAGCCCGGCGGGGCTGTTAGCCCCTACTAAAGCAAGATAACCGCCTGGATAGTGCTTCATGCGGATTGTCGTGCTTGATTTCCTGCTAGTCCCTCTCCCGTCTTTTCCCTCCTCAAGTTTATTCTTCAACCCGGGAGAAAAACGGAACGTTGGGTCAATCCTTTCTTTGGAAAAACTTTCTGCCGCCTCTAGTGTCGGTTGTAGCATCAATTGAGGAGCGGGCTCCTGGTCTACATAGTAGCCCATAACATTTAGCAAGGCTTCGCTATTATGAGTAGGTATCATCGTCCTCCCTGCCAAATACAAATGTGAAGGACTATTAACCGCTATGCACTGAACAGGAACGCTATCGACTGGAATTACATCAAGAATGCGCCTTCTCAAAGTTTCGGTTGACCTTCCATTGCTTATATCTTTCAAACGCTCCTGCTTTCGCTTCAGTCTGAATATTTTTTGGTGTGAATAAGCAACGAATGTTATGCGATAAACCACACATTTATAATTATTGCAAGTTGCAATCTTTTCGTGAATTGTAGGCTTTACACCAACACTACACAATAACTCAAATAAACCTTCTACAAGTTTTTTGTTTTTTAATGTTATCTCACATAGCCCTTTTTTCGTCACGCTTCCGTCTGTGTCCATAAGACCTTGAATAAGCGCAAACCTCTGTTCAATAGATGAACGCAAATACATATCTGGAATATGCTTGTTTTCCAAAACTCCTAATTTTTTTAGTTTTGTATAAAATGATTCATCTTTCACTATCTGGTCTAATCTTGACTTGTCTTTCCATTTGTAAGCCATAGCATATTGCCGAGCGCATTCTGCGCAATGCCCATATTTCGTAATGCCAACTTTTGATAATATGTGTCCACGCTTGCACATTCCGTCATCTATCTTCGGGTCTATAATCGCATTGTAATTGTCATCATGTTTATTTGGTGTTGTCACATCAACCCTGTATCCATCTTTTCTAACCTCTTCAACAATTTGAAAATCATTATAGTGCCCGAAAAATTGATTAGAGTATGAGTGTCCATCGCCGAGCCAAACACCTAGCGTGTAAGGTTTTATCGGTAATTCCTTTTCGCTTGTCTGCAAAGGCTTTGCAATAGGTATTGCGAAATTATTTCTTTCCCCTGTTTTAGATTTTACCTGTTTATGAATTTCGCAAATGCGTTCAGTGCTTATCACACCTTCGCGAATTCCTTTTATGGCATTGTTCTTGCCACGAGTATATTCTAAAGGCATATAATAGCATTCTACATACCAATTATGTTCAGCGTCTGCGATAATTTCGCTACCGTCTGAAAATACAACTTTATAGCATTTGTGATTTTCCATTACATCTGTTTTTGCCAATACTTTGCAAGGTTTTCCTTGTTCATCGAAAACTTTGTCACCGACCTTGACTCCGCCCATAGTAGTCCATCCATTAGGTGTTGGCAATGGTGTATCAAGCGCCAACGCCTTCCCAACCTGGGAGGAACAGCACATAACGACAATTTCCGTCTTCCTATCGGTCATCGAATCCATCGGCTCTCGCAGATAAGGAACACGGCTTGTCCTCCATTCCCCAGGCTCTGGAGACGTTCCAGGAGCGACATAACGATACACGTCAGCCCATTCGCTTCCGGTCAGTTTGGAAAGCGGCTTAAATGCCTTTAGAAATGCTTCAGTAAAAACGCTCATTTGTGCTTAAAATCCTCCAGTTTTTTCATTATTTTTAATCATCAATCACCCTCCGTATACTTGCATTTCTGTAATTCTTTCAATGCTCCGCTTATTGCATCTGTTATTATCTCTTCAATTTCACGTGCCAAACGCCCCTCGCACATTGAGGAAATACGGGGTGGGATTGCCATAAGTTTAGCCCTCACCTGTTCCGCAAGCCATTGCGCCTCCTGTGAAACTGAATCCTTCTCCAGCAATTCCCCGGATTTCATCTTGTATTCCAGTTCTCTTAACCGTGCATTGAAAGTCTTTTCAGCCAACTGCGCCTTCTTCAATGCCGCATTTACGCTCACTGCCTCCTGAGTCTGCCGTTGCTTCTCCTCGAAATTTACGGGAGGTCTTTTTACCTGAACCGGATTTGGGGAGCCGGGCGCTTCCCCGTTCATCTGGTTGTAAGTGTTCAACCCAGCCTCAAGCGGAATAGTGCCATCCGCATTCCGTGGCAGTTTCCCGGCCTTTAGCAACTTCAACACCCAAACATGGCTCTTCCCGATTTGCTTTGCAAATTCACGAACTGAAACGCCGTCTGCCATCTCTCTCTAACTCTCCTAATCACTAGCAAATATCAATCTGTATGCCCTATAATATACCCCCCCCTGGTAACGCCATGTTACCAGGTTGGTAACTCCTATATCTAGCCACAAACCGGGCGGCACGCCACCA